GACTCACGCTTCATTTCCATGCGCTGTTGAAACGCATTGACATATTCTTTCAATTCTTCATACGACGCATCAATGAACGGCTGGATCTTATCATCGCAAACCTTATCCATAAACTTGATGACTTTCTGGGTGTCAGAAGTATCAGGATAAAGTTTCTTGACCAGCGGACCCATGTTCAAATAGATTGAATCAGTATCAGAAGCGATGACATAATCTACATCATCAGTTTTGAGCAGATTATTCATGTATTGATTAATCTTCTTTTCAATCCAACGAATAGACAACTGACCTGCCGTTGTAATGCCTTCGGCGATACGAGTATCAAAGAAGCGGAAGTATTGATTGCCCAGTGCACCGTAAGCAGAGTTTAGAGTAACCTTCTTTGCCAACTGCAGGTTATTGTATCGAGCAACTTGTTTCTCGAGATAAGTCACTTGATTCTTATCTTCAAGAACAGTTTCGATCTTCTTCTTGGCTTCGATTGCCAACTTCTTATAGCGTGTACGATCTTTGTACATGCTATCCATAATCTCAGGCAGAACACCCTGCTCTTGAGTGCGGAACAACTGACCATTCGGCGTTACGGTAACACCAAGATCTTTTAGGATGCTTGTATCAACTTCTTGATTTAGCAAAGAGTTAACGCTGACATTACAGTTGCTGATAAACCCACGCATATTATCGTTGTATAATTTTGGCTCGACGAGCGTTTCCATCGAGATGTTATACTGCATGATCAAGTGCGGATACAGACTGTTCAAGTCAAACGACGCAACCCATTCGTGCATACCACAAATGGGATCTTTTACATATGCGCCTTCGTATTGCGAACTCTTTGTGCTATGAGAAAGTTGAGGAATCACAATTTTCTTTCGTAGAAGATAGTTGTAGATAATCGCGTCCCACATACGAACCTGCGTGAACACATCATCATAGTTGACCTTGTTATCATATGCAAGAGTCAACGCAAGTTCAATCAACTTCATCTTGTCTTCGAGTTTCTCAACAAGTTCGACATCCTTGATGTTATACTCAATGAATTTCTGATAGTCGTGTTTGTAGAGTTGATGTAGAGTTTCGAACTCAGAATAATCTAACTTCTTTTCACCCAACTCAACATGAGCAATGCTATCAAGACGATACGATTCTTGCTGTGTATAAGTAAACTTGCGATAAAGTTGAATGTAATCTAAAATAGCAACTCCAGAAATATCATAGAACTCTACTGGACGATTCATCATCGTCGTTTCGCGTTTACTAATACGATTCCACGGCGAGAGTTTCTTGGCTTCATCCTCACCAAGAACCTTGATGATACGATTAGCAAGATACGGAATATCGAATTGCTCGACATTCCAACCAGTGACTACATCTGGATGCCATCGGCTCCATAGGTCAAGGAATCTTCGTATGAGATCTGACTCATCGCGGCATTTTGCATAGTGCACGTCGTCACGATGCTTGACATAATCGCCACAACCAAACACAAAATAATTATCTTTGACTTTGATACTGATTGCTGTGATTGCTTCGTTTGCATCTCTTGGTTCAGGAAATCCGTTCTCGGATCCAACTTCGATATCAAGATAGGCAATAAGTATTTTACTGACATCCCAAAGAATATCGTCAGGATACTCATCAGCAATATAAGCATACTCATAGCGATTATTCCCAAAAACAGGAAAATTGTCGACACCCTTGTACCTCTCTAAGAATTCACGACACTCTGGAATTGTTCCAGGCTGTATTGGTTTGACATAATCACCATCAAGAGTTTTGTACTCAGACTTCTCTTGACTGGAAAGAAAAAAGGTCGGACGGAATTCAACCTTCCGTCTGACCCTCTTATCATTTTCAACGCCTCTCAGAAGAATAAATCGACCAGAGACGCTGACATTAGTATAAAAATCGGACATATCAACCCAAGATTAAATCTTTTGGAGGCACTACAATTCCTGCCCCGAAGATTTGATTATACCCGCTTTTCACTTCATCCGCAACATCAGCAACGGTGACAATTTTGTCAACATTAACCTTAAATGGTCCATTGCTTGCTTGCATCCAAGGCATAAAACCAAGAACTGGACCTTCTTGCCTACGCTGCATTACACAGGCGACAGGATTCTTAAAGGTCAATTCCGTCGGTGTCTCCTCGGTAATTTCTACTACTAATTCCTCGCCACTTACGAGTTTGAGTGCTTTGATTGTCATTTGTGTTCACCTTCTTGTATTTGTCAAATAAACCTTTTTGCTTATGATTTTGTTTTTCACCATTTAAATAAAGAACATCGTGTATCATAACCCATGTGTCATCACCGACTCTAAGTTGCCAACCATTATAATCTAGTATCTGTATCTGTTTAGATACTAGCAAGTCACGGAGTTCTGATAAAGAATGCATTATTCTTCACTGCTGTTAGCATTATCCATAGACTGACGCTTGATCTTGAAAGCAACATGGTTTGCATGAGCAGCAATCATCGATCGTTTAAAATCACCACGCTCATGTGAATCGTTAATCCAACCATATGCTTCAGACATTGCAAGAATTCTCTTGTATTGTCGTGGAAGTTTAGCGTTAAAAAAATCACTACGATTAGCCATTTAATAATTCCTCACATTTTCTTGTAAATCGTTCATTTTGTCCTGGATGAAAACTTTGGTACATATGCCAGAACATCTCATTTCCTTCTGTACCAAACGTTGTACCAATGCCATATTTCGGCATGCCATCAGCAAGATCCCAATACGGTGGTGCATCTTTTGGTTCCCAATCCATACGAATTGGTGGAGCATCATAGCGTAGCGGCATAATGATCTCAATAGGAATATTACTCTCTCTGGCTTTAAAAGTCAACTCTTCTGCAACATCACCGCGATAGTTTGACATAAATGATGGACTACCAAGTTTGCGATAAGTCTCAACAGAGAATGTTACATTATGCGGGGCAGCAAAAACATGCTGATCATTTTGAATATGATTGCTTCGCTGAGCATCGCCAATCACCCAACCATTATATGCTTTGTCGAAGAAATAATCAAGCGCATTATCATTTAATGGCACGCAGTCGATGTCTAAAAACATGATTACATTATGTTCTTTTGCTTCTAACATAGTAACCAACTTATCCATTGTATATCCAGGAGGAGCTTCGCTCAATACAGGATAATGTGGAATGTTTGACTTGTTATACTTCTTTACAACTTCTTGCTGTAGTTGTACAATTTTAGGATCGATGTTCTTCATGAATATCGATGCAATGCAAGGTTTTATCATTTGATCCATACAAACTTATCCTCACCGTAAGGGATTATTTTATCTTCACCAAAAACATCATAAGCCGCATTTTTAATTGGCTGATGAAACCAATCATCACCAATCAGATAGCCACCTGGTCGCAAAATCTTTGACCAATTGATCAGGTCATTACGAACAGAGTGGTAATCATGTCCAGCATCAATATAAATCAAGTCTGCAACAATACCCAACTTCGCAAAGACTTCATAAGCATTGATTGAATCAATTGGAAATGGAGTAATGTTATTTTGTAATTTTTTATGAATTACATTTGACAAGAACTGCTCATATAATCTTGAGCGACCATTACGCATAAAGTTCTTGAAACCTACATTACCATTATCAGTCCAATGTTCAACTGAACCCAACCATGTATCAACACAGACGACTTCTAACTCTCTTGCATCACAATTCCAGAGTGCAAGTTGAGTCATATAAACTGCAGATTTGCCCTTCCAAGAACCAACCTCAATGATTGTTTTTGGTTTTAGTTTTTCGATAACTTCCAAAAATACAGGTGCATCACTCGCCCACCCCTGCAGATCTTCTGGCAAAAGATCCAAATTTTCATATGGATCATTAGTTCCATGTATTTTGTGTCTTATATGCATTATAATTTCTCACAAACTGCTAGATATAAACCGTTATGCCATGTTAACCCTGGAGTATCTGTTTCTCGCTGAGGCTTTCCGATTTCCCACTTTTTATGGACTTTAAGATTTAATTTTTCGATAGCCTTTAGGGTTCCTTCTTTCGCAGGACTGTGAACCCAATCATCAACGATGAAGATGAATACATTTGCCAAATTATCATAGTAATAAGTCAAAGCCTTCTCGTGTTCGAGTTCTGTATGACCACCATCATAAAAGTAAAAATTAATATCTCGAATTCCAGACTTTTGTTCTGATGTAAGTTTAAAAGAATCATTTCGAATCAATGTGAAATCATTAATGCTATTAGTCTTACAATTCTTTAAAAACTGATGTATGATATCATCGCCATACATCGGTCCACCGAAATGATCGATAGCCGTTGCGCTTTGATATTTGTTTTTGTATAGAGCAGAAACAAAAGTTGAGCCGCGATGTATTCCAATCTCGAGATATCTAGTATCTTCTTGAACCAACTCATTCAATAGAATTCGAATCTCTGGAGTTGACATTCCATTGATATTGAATACTTGCTGATCAAGTTTAGTGCGTAGAGTCGAAATCTCTCGCTTTAGCCAGCGTTCTTGATCAAGACCATGATCAATTGCACGCTCAACTCTTTCTATGTATTTTTTTACGAGTTCTTCCACGGAAGTTTACCATTATGACGTTGTAGCATTGCTTCATTCCCTTTAAGGAAGAACTCTGCTTGCACTGAAAGACCAGTATTGCCTACACGATATCTTACCGTATAATCCCGTGTGCAGTCAAACTTTAATTTATTATTTGGATGCATGAGTACCGCAGCAATTGCTCGGTCAATTTCCATCTGACCAGGCTCACGGAACTTACGATACCAGACTGGAGTAATCTGCACGGCAACTTGTTTCTTAACAAAATAACAATTGACATCAACAAAGAAATCTTGTGGATGAAGAATGCTTGCCCACATACCCAATGACTCACAGTCATCAAGGCAAAGAACATTGCCATCCTTGTCAATAATCTTGCGTAAAGAATATGCCCAGTCTAAATTCTTTTCTTGAACAAGTTTGACTAATTTCTCAATATGATCAGGCTCAAGAACATTGTCATCATCTAACCAGAGATGATAGTCACCATCTGCAAAATAAGTTGTACCACCATAAACACGATGACCATTATATCGATCAGTGCCTGTGGGATAAGGTAGAACCAAAAGCCTATCGCTGCTACTTTCTTCTCGCGGGAATGATGCTTTTAATAAAATAGGTTCTGCTTGTTCCCAACGAGACTTGCCATCAACAACAACGATATGTTCGATGTTTGTATAGGTCTGATTGCGAACAGATTCAATACATTCTTTAAGGAATTGATTACCCGTTGTGGGTGTAATAACAGATACTTTCATAAATTACTTTAATGCAGCTTGATTTTCCAGAACTGATTTGGTGTCATGCGATTGCTCAAGAACAGTAAACTTACCTAACTCTGGTGATGGACCATTTGTTAGAATATAATCATGCGCAGCTTTTGTCTTGAACGCCATGATATGTTCACCAAGAATAACATAATGTTCATATGCACGAGAAGCAAAAAAGTCTAGAACTTTAACCTTTTCTTCTTTATACCATTCCATACCCCATGATTCAAATATCACAGGAGGGAAATTATTGTTAAACAAAGTTTCATGCATTCCTTTTAGAACTTTGAATTCCATTCCAGGAGTAGAAATCTTAATTAATTTAACATTTGCAAATCTAAAACTATCCAATGTTCTAAATTCAAAGACATCATTTTGATCATGCGGGACCATTCCGCGCATTTGATTTACTCGTTGATCAAATGAATACGAACCGTGATTGCTAGAACGATGAACATCTAGAACTGGCGCATCCAGCAATTCTTCCTTTTCGCCAAGTGCATATGGGTATGCACGAACGTTGTCTAGATTGTTTAGAATGATATTTGCATTCAACTGCATATTGATAGTTGGTTGAGGCTCAAATGCAGTATAGGTGTATCCATGATGCTTGAGTGCGAGTGGTAGAGTAAATGATCCAAAACCTGCACCAATATCAATGACTCTGCCAGAATGACCCTTTGCTAAAACTTTCTCAGCAAGATCTAAACATGCGCCATTCCAAATTCCATGATTTCGAATTTCATCAGAGATAACTTCGTTCTGTTCGAACAAAAGATATTTGATGTCATCTGGAGTCGTATAAATTCTTAGTTCTGGTAGCATATCAACACCTATTAATATTTGTTAAAGTTTTCTCTATGATGCCTGTAATAAAGCAAAGGTTGTTGAATGTGTTCAACTTTTGCCTTCGCTTTCATCATCTTGTCCCACAAACTCCAATCTTCACAAGTATGATTGAAAGTATCGTTATATTTAGTATACCCACCAACGGTGCGCGCCATTTCTGTTTTATATAGCATCGAACCATGATGGGCTTTTATATGCCAATGATAGTCACCTTGATGTCGGGTGACTTCTTGCATATGATGTTTTGTTCTTGTTTCTTTTAGTTCCCCTGTAAGAATTATATCATATGTGATAATATCAGGAGAAGTTAGATTAATGATATTGGACATCAACTGTATTGTATCAGAACGAAGCCAATTATCTGCTCCGATAAACATACAGTATTCCGATGTAACTTTCGAGAGCATATTCTGAAAGTTTTTTACAGTACCATAGTTCTCTGGATTCTCATAATATTCAACTTCGGGATACATCTTGTGGATATGAGAACAATCTCCAGCACAATCATCAACAAACATTATTCTCTCTGGTTTAGTTGATTGAGAGAGTATAGATTCTACGCAATGTGCTGCGAGATGTCCATACTTGTAAGATGATATGACGACAGTAATCATGGTATCATTGCAGGATTAATAAATGGAACAACTTGACCTTTAATCATATAGTGTGGATAAGTTCTTGCTGCCTTTGTGCGACAAAATCCATTCATGTATGTCATTCGGCTTGAATCAGAGTTATTTCTTTCACTTCCGTGGACAATCATCACAGACCAGATAAGAACATCACCTTTCTTGGCAGTATACTTTGTTCCCCTCAGATCACCACGCTCAAACTTTCGAAGATTGTTTGATGTTTCGACATGCATCGATTTATGCGAACCTTCAATAAACTCAATGGCTCCGTTTTCTTCTGTGATATCATCTACCGCGATGATGGTTTGGAAATAGTCATCAACAACATCATTACCAAATATATGGCTCTCACGAAACATAATGTCTTGATGCCAAGCAAATTGATCTAGATCCCCTTGCTCGCGAAAGTATATCTGATTATT